GGAAAGGAATACCGACCGGAGGGTAATACTTCAGCCAGTCAATACTGCTGCAATCCACTCCATAACGTTCAGAAAAGCGCTCCATCATTGCAAAAACATCTTCGAAAACAGTCATCGAATCTCCGGATGTAAGGGAGTCATCAATACCAAGGCTGTTGGCCGAAAGTTCATCTCTAACGAACTGCAAAATTTCTGTCTCTTTATCGCCATTCATACCCGACGCTCCGGTTCTACGATGAGATTAAAACGCCATATGCTGTTCCGAGTGATCATAATCAGGTCGTAATGCAATGATAATCATACCCTCCCATGAATACAGTTGCATCTGGGTCACCAGATCCTTACCAGCACTGGCACCACTCAGCATCACGAAAATTACGTAACGCATGCAAAATGATGCAGTAAATGCATACAGCCAGCTAAAGGGAGGTGTCTCATATTATAGAAGCGCGTTAATTAGTGCTTCTCACGCGTTAAAGCACGATAAATTTTACCCACTACATACACGACCAGGATCCCGAATAATATCGATGAAACCGCAAAAAAAACCATCGACGAGAGGAAGGGACTGAACAAACCGCCAAGGCTCGTAAAATCGCTAAGCCTGGCAAGATTGTCATTGGGAACCTTTCTTAATATAATCTCAGGAATTATTAGGAATGAAATAATTGCCGCCGTAACGTAAATGAGTGTTTTTCGACTTTTTTTCATCTTCAACCTTGCTCCTGTGAGCGACCATGCTCAATCATTAGCCATCAATGTTACAACAAGGCATCTCGAAATGGCACAAAACTATCTTAAGTGGAAATCAGAAACAGACAGAAATATGGCTATAGCTGTAACAAAGGCATTAAGAAAGATTCATGAAGGCCAACTGATCATAATTAGTTCTGCCATGAAATGATATCGTCCAGACCTGAGAGCAGGCCAGGAAAATAGCTCTCATCAATATCGAAGGAATCCTCAAGCGTAATACTGTCAGCCTGGTTCTCAGGCTTCAGGACCATGCTGACGCCAACAGTACCGGAAAAATTTGCCTGGTGAAACTTAAGAGCTACCTGATCGAATGCCGAGGTTAAATTAATATCCTTAAATTTCATCCCATTTTTTATGGCCTGATGGAAACCATACATATCATTCCTGGACTGCTGCAACTGCCCGACAAAAAACTCTGCTGCAAATTCAGTTTTTAAGGCAGGAACTGAGAATTCAACCCATACCATAATACGGCTATAGGCTGGCTCCTCGGACTCAGTCAGCCTTTCATAGGGCGTTAATTTAAGATGTCTGTTACCACTTGTGATATTTATCATCACTCCCCCTTTACGACATGTACTGAAAATGCATGATAGTGCAGTCAGCCTCCCTAACAAAAGCCCCAGGGCATCCAGCTAACTTCATCCACGTACTTTCGAACCAGATAAAAGAGCCTACAGCAAAAATGACAGCCAGAAAGGTAATGATTCCCT